GCGGTGTGATGTAACACAATGCCTTCAGGCTTCATTGTTCGGCTACTATTCGGACTGTTTCTGAAAACCTCTTTGTACTTCATTGGTTAATGTTTTTTTTGAAGTTTAATAACGATTTCAAAAACTTGTTTGCCTGCTCGAATAGGCTTGTTTTGCCTAACTTAATCACCTTTTCGTCAATGCTTTTGAACTCGATAAAAGTCAAAAATATAGCAGTTGACTTGGCTGTAATCTCAGGAATACCAAAGAACAAACCATCTTTAAGAATTAGCACATCAACCGCGTGAAACACCATAAGGACCAAAAAGTACATTATCAACTTAGGCACGGTATTGAATAGCTTACCCGATTGTATGCTTGCCCATCCTTGCATCTTCACGCTCGTGTAAACAGCAAACGCCATATCAATAAACACTATGCTACCCACCAAAACGAACAAGCCTTGTATAGGCTGAAAAAAAACCAAAATAAACGTTACCAAATACGCCCAATGATTGGCTAAGGTCATTAATGTTTTCATGCTTTGAACGTTTCCAATTCAGCAATTGCCCACGCCATAACATCGGCATCTTCGTATGTTTTCCCGTACTCGAACACGCCCAAGTCAATGCCGCCAAAGCGTGAACCGTCGGGAGTTTCTAATGTGGCAATAACGTGCATAGAGTTCGACCCGTGTTCGCCTGAGTATTGCAGCCTAACTATTGTAGGGTCAACTATCTCAATGTTATAATTTTCAAATTTATATTTCATGTTCTAAGATATTACTGTTCCTGCAACTGTGCCTATTCTAACTGCTAATGTGCGGGCTGTTGTTGTAAGTGTTGCCATACGTCCCGTCGCTTCCCTAACTACCCTACTTGTAGCTGAATAAGCTGTGTTTGTTTGAATTGTAACCGCCCCAATATTAAAAGGCGCTACGTTCAAATTATTCAAACTTACTTCGTTGTCTGTGATGTTTTCAAGTTGATTCTTGTTTATCATATTCCATCCCGAATACCCGCCAACTGTAAGCGTATTGATGTATGTTATTCCATCTGCCAAAGTTCTATTGGTTGCCAAAACTTGACCCGCTGCACTACCGAAATGAATCATTAACACGGTGTTTGTGCTTTCATTCCATGTTAACCAATCACACGCAATCGCATCCGTATAAGTTTGGCTGCCATCTGGGGCTGTGAATCTGTTTGTATTGCCAAACGGATTGTTATAAGGTAGCACCGAATAAGACACCCCATACCCTTGTTCTAAGTCCCCATCCGTTCCACTCCCTTGTGGAGTTGTTTGGAATGTCTTTAATGGCATTTGTCCTTTTGGAGTAGATACTACACTCGGCACGTTTACAGTCTCTGTCCCGTTTGACCGCACCACTTGAGTAGCGAAAAACACCCCATCGCGCCTTACCGTTACCGTTCCATCGGGTGCGGTTAAGTTGTTGCTTGATTCTGCTCCATAAGAATTTGCTGAGCCTATATTGTTATTCGCTGAATCGCGAAGTTGCACCGTTGTATTTGCTACCCTCCAATATTGACCTTGCAATGCGCCGACTTGAGTTGAGCCACTTGCGCGGCGCACCTCTATTGAATCACTGCCACCGCTTAGAATAGTAGCTACCTGCACACCGTTAATATCGAATGTTGCATCAGGCGCTATGATATCTTCGCTCGTTCCGCTTGGAATATTTGTAGTGCTTAACGTATTACCATCCGTATCTTTCAATACCGCAGTCGCGTCATCGCATGGTTCGCACGCAGGCACAACCCAAACACCATCCACAAACGAGCCTACCTCAATACCGCCTTGTTCCACTGTTATATCAAACTGCTCACCGTTTGTAGTTGTGCCTATCTCAACACCGTTAATATACACATCAGAAGGGTCAACTGCGGGGCAATTAGGCACGATAACCATTTCAAAACCACCGCTCGGAATAGTACCGCTTTCGATTGGGTCGCCATTTGCATATTCGACTACATAATTAGCAGGAGCGCAAACAATAGGCTCAATAGGCTCAATGCTAACTGGTACATCACAACGTCCATGCGAGGGAATCTCGAAAAGAAACTCAGCATAATAGCCCACTAAGTTATCAAGTTCAGAATCGGTCTTGAACGTTCCCGTTGGGTCTTCGCTAATTAGTATATCATCTATTCCGTAAGCGTTCCACCACACACGTATATCACGCAGAATAAGGCTCGTGTCATTAGCGTTTTCCCATTCATCGGAAGCAGCCGAATCCAATCTTTCGTAAACATAAATGCGAAGTCTATGCGTGTTATGTGCCTGACCTACTAATACATCGATTGGTGCAACATACAAAGTAGGAAATAACTCGGCATCTGTAAGCACAGGAGCACGTTTGTCATCTGCGCCAAAAAAGATACGCTGTATTTGACCGTGCCCATCCGCGAACGCTTGTAACGCATCCCGTAATGTTATAAGTGTATTTATAGCCATGTTGTATCTGTTCTTGTTGTGCCTTGGTCGGGCGCTTCAATATCCCTGTTAATCTCAGCTAAGTAGGTAGGGAAAGCGTTTCTATTCAAGTCCAAAAACGCTCTCAAATTACTCTCGTGAACCTTTGCAAACTTTAACATATTGTTTTGTAAATATGTAACTGTAGCCACGCCTTCAGAATTTTGATAGTCGCCAAATTGCGATTGTATGCCTTTGTTTGAAATCCTAAATGTCAGGCTTGGAATCGCATCGTAAACCGCATAAAAAGCAGTCACGAACTGAATGAACTCAACCAACTCTGTTTCGATTACGCTCAAAGTTTCATCGTTAAATTTCTCTAACAATTCACGATTAAAATTATACCCCAAAATAGGCTGCACATAGGTTTTAACCGTCATCTCAATAAATGGCGATAAGTCCTTTGCACTCACATTCTGAGTAATAGGTGTTTTATTCTTTAGGAACTCTTCCGTTACGTAGTATATCATGTCGTGAGTATTTCGGTTATTGTATCTGAATCAATGCCATACGCAGCCAATCGTGTACGCGCCAAAGGCTCTGCAAGTTTGCCTTTTGCGTAGTCGCGAATTATACGCATCATATCCATGTTTTCTTTTGCTGTAAGCCCTCGCAAAGCATCGTTTGTGATTTGCTCCATTTGCGTAGTAGGTTGCCCGTTAACCGTTGTCATTGGCGCTAATGCTCCCTCTTGAACATCACCAAGCAAACGCGTTGCATCCGCTGTGCTAAACCCGTAAATCAATTCAAGCAAAGCAATTGCTGAACCTCTATCGGTTAAGCCCTCAGACACCGCAGTTTGAATACCAATGATTCCTTGAACACCACCAACTGAACCTTTTAACTGTGCTCTTGCTTCGGCTTCTTTGTCAACTGCAACGGGTTCACCATTTACAACTTGTGTTTGTTGTTCGCCTTGCTCCATCGCGAAGTCAATTAACTCCGTTTCTTTAATGTTCAAACGTGTTTTGATGCCGCAAGTTTTCGCCAACTCATTAAGGAAATCCTCAACTTTTTTACGGTTTGAATTAAGCCAAATTCTTTTAAATTGTTTTGCTGAAAATTCTATCTCTTCACTTTGACCAAGTGAGCCTGCAATACGAACACCCATCAAAGCAGGGTTAATACCGTGTGAAATTGCAATCTCTTCTTTTTGCTCTTTGCTCGTTTGCTCAAATAGCGCGTGGTTATCAGTTGTGTTTACCACGTCAATCTCAGGCAATTGGTCTTTGGATGGCGCTTCTAACTTAATAGCGCGTCCGTAATTCTTTGCACCTTTGCCAGAATGCCTTGCGTTAACCTCCCATGCACTACGCTCATCAGGCGACATCACATAAGGTATTTTCCAAATAATGCTTGGTTGTATTCCGTTTTCAATAGCGCTCTTGTGTAACAATCCTAAGTCAGCACTAACTACCTGCCAATTCGCACTCGCAGCCCAGTCAGGCATACCATAAGACCTGAATCCGCCCGTTTCATTTTTCAACTCCATCACCTGCCATTCGTCCCAATTCTTTGGTGCAACGTGTGAAAACTGAATGCCTATTTGACGCACCGCCCAATCTCTTGAATAGTAGTACAAAGCAGGCAAATCAGACATCCAATCCGTTCGTGAATTACGGATGTACTCAGGGTCGACAATTCGAAAATGCGTGTACCGATTGTTTTCTTTGTCAAAGCGAACCAACGCAATTATACGCCCGTGCTTAATCCAATCTAAAGTTATTTTATCCAGACCTTTTTTAAGCCCCGACATGATTTCAAACTGCTCGATTTGTATTTTCTCAGGCATAGTCAAATCATCGTAACCTACCCATTCATAGCCATCACCACACAATGCGTATTTCTTGAAGTTGCAACACGCTTGGTGCATCGGACTACTCACATACAACTGGTTCAATATCTGAGGGTAAAGATTAGATTCGCCAAACTCCACAAACCGCAATGAGCGACTATTATAATCGTCAACAAAAGGCTTGCTTAAATCCATGCCTTCCGTGTTAACCGCCCTGAATCCGTGAAAGTCCTTCTGCTCAGTTGGCGCTGGCGTTTCTTTTGCCTTGCCTAAAGTTATATTTAATCCAAATATTTCCATCTTAATCTTCAATTACGATTACTAATCCATGCTGCAAAATACGACCCGTTGTTTCTAAAATATCCAAAGTTTGATTTGCGCTTTCATATACTCTATACGACCATTCGCCCACTAACATACGAACCTCACCCAACAAAGCATCGGGGCTGGCTGTTTCTTCAATTACTACCAAATCATAACGAATATTCGATGGAGCTTGATTTAATACGCTCGCATACTTCAATACATTGCTTGTGCTGAAGTTATTTTCAAACACAATAAGGTAGTAAGGATTAACCAACTGAGAGCGCTCACGAAGCGTCAAAGTAATGTTATTGACTTGATTCTTTCTGATAACGAAGTTTGCCATACTTATAACGTACAAAAAAAGGGAGCTGTTACACTCCCTCTTTGTTTTTTTTGATTTTGAACCTTACGATACAAACGCCTCTGCAACCGCTGTTTGAACTTTCACCAACATAGTCGGCTCATATTCACCAGTCAAAGTGATAGGCGCTAACTGCCCCGCTGTGCGACCTTCTTGCGTGTTCATTGTGCTTGCAGTGACGCGAAGCCCTTGCTCACGACCAAGTAACCACCAATCACCATTCCAATCTTCAACTAAAGCAATCAAATCTCTTCGACCTGCACAAAGTACGCTAATTGCGTTTCGTTTGCGTGTGTCAATACGTCTGAATCCAAGCGTCAAAGTTTGGCTGAATCCGTGCGTGTCTGCTGCCAAATCTTGCACCAATTCTTGAGTGAATGAACTTGTATCTTTCGGAAAATAAAACTCCTCAAACTGAGAGCCAACTTCAATTGAAATCGCGCTCGCAATGTTATCGGTGTCGGCTGTACCTCCCGTTGTTAATGTTACGGACACCAAATCTTCGTAGTCCAACAACGCAGCACGCTTAATCGAGCCTTGATTGTTGTCCCCGCAGTCCTTTGGAATACCAACTAAATTACTACATACTGGCATAATTTCTATTTTTTTTTAGTGAGTAAATAAAGGGGAGTATATTTCAACTCCCCTCAATTAATTAGAATGTGTGCAAGTAGATTTCGTTTGAGTTAACATACGATGGTTGAAACTTGAAGTCGGCACGAATACCAATTGAACGCTCCAAAGTTGTCCCCATAAAGTCAACTGTGTTGAATCCAACTTCATCAGACATCAAGTCCATCACGTTAACCAAGTTCTCCCAGTAGGTACAGATGATTGTGTTGTCAGATGCACCATCGGCAAGGTATACTTCACGTCCTTGGAAACGCATTGTTTCAGCCTCTAAATAATACAAACCACTTGCTTTGTTGTCTGCTACGATATCAGCCAAAGCATCATACACGTTTTGCGAAACGATGTAAACGAAGTCTGAACGCTTACGAATTGCCTTTGGAGCAACGTTTCTCGCTTGTGTCAATTTCGCAATTACGTTAGCAGACGTAACAGCCGAAGCCACACCACCGTTGCCCGCTGTTGGAAACAATACGTTACCATCAACTGCCAACAATGTTTCCAATCCATCAACGCCATCAGTAGCTAAAACGCCTTGAAACGTCAACAATTCCATATCTTCTTGGATGCGTCTTTCAATTTCAGAATAAAAGAAAGTCATGAACGCGAATTGGTCGCTGAAGTTGTTTGACCCTTTTGCTAATTGGTCTGACATGAAGGCAATCTCCAATGAACGAACATCGAACTTAGTACCCCACATCAATGGCTGAACCACATACTCTTTCTGAACTACAGTTGTGTTGTCAGGGTTAAATACCGCTGCATAAGGCTTGATGTTGATGCCCGTAGTAGTAACACCACCCAATTTCACGCGGTCTTTAACGCCAAGCAATTGACGGAACTTTGTGCGCGATGCCTCGTCGCCAATCATTGCACGTGTGAAATACTCCTGCGCGTTTGTAGCGTAGTTTGCCGAGGCATCAACGGTCATTGCCAAGTTGGCATTAACGCCCTCAGTTGAAGATACTCCATTTATGAAGTCGCTTGCAGATAGTGAGATTGACTTCTCACCAAAGTTGAATGTAACGGTTTCGTTATTTTTCATTTTTTATTTGTTTTTAGTTTTTACTTCTTAACGCGGCGATTGAACGCCACAATGAACCACTCATTTGTACTTCGACATCTTCAACGGGTGCTGGTGTTTCAAGCATTGCGCGAAGCGTTGCTATTTCAGTTACCATTTCTCCCATCTGAGATTCTAATTTACTCACTCTTTCATCCTCTGCTGGTGCTTCGGGTGTTGGTACTACCGCTTCCATTTCTGTTACGGGCTTAGGCTCTTCCGTGTGAACAGACATCTGTTCTTCTGGTTTCGCCTCTGTATGCACTGTCATTGATTCAACTGCTTTCTCAGCAACCTCTTCAATAACCTCTTCTTGTTGCTCTGTTACCTCTTTAGTCGATACAACCTCACCACCTTGCACTACGTAAATAGTTCCGTTGATTAAGTGCTCGCCATCTGGTAACACAACTTTTTGTGTTTCTGCCATTTTCTGCATTTTTATGATTGATAAATTTATTAGCGCCTCTATTGAATACGCATGTTTCTTATTTAGCTTAATTTCTTTTTTCCAATACTCCTTGTCCGTGATTTGGCTCATCACCATCCAAGTTCCAACGGGGCATCTTTGTATGTTGAACCCATACTCAGTATAAGCCTTGTCGTTTTCGTCTTCGATTTGCCACTCGTCTAAAATGTAGCTCGGCGCTATGCCTCCATCGTGGGTATCTTTGAACAAGTTTTTACTCATTAAGATACCTTTTTGATGGGCTATTTCGCGAAGTTCCGTTATCGTTTCTTTAGAAAATATCATGTAGTACCTTCCAAGTTCATCATTGCGAAATACTTTCTTTTCAGGAATAAGCAACGGAGCAACTACCTGCATCTTCTCGTCTTTAGACAAATACGCATTTAATGTTGTTGCATCGGTGTCATCTAAACGTGAAACAACGCGCGGCACGAAGCCCACCTTGCGCACTTCATCATCTTCGTAGTCTTCATAATAGATTTGGCGCTTCCATACGTGTCGGCATCCATACGAACCTTTGTAATCAAATATTGAGTAGTTGCCAAACTCAGGATTGGATAAACCGTTTTGTATTTCTTCTTCAGTGTAGATTCTGCTTAAGGATAACACCT